GTAGGCGGCGTCGGCGACGGCGTCGGCGGCGGCGGCGGCGTCGGCGGCGGCGGCGGCGGCGTAGGCGGCGGCGGCGGCGGCGGCGTAGGCGGCGGCGGCGGCGGCGGCGGCGGCGGCGACGGCGTCGTCGGCGGCGTAGGCGGCGTAGGCGGCGGCGGCTTTGCGCGCTTCTACACGAATAGACTCGTCTTGTGTCTCAAGATATTGGCGAACAATCGCGGGCATGGCCCAGAGATGCGCAACGCTCAGCGCTGATTCGCAAGCATCTTTACGTAGCAATGTGGTTGCATCAAATCGCGCAATTATTTTGCGCTTCTGAGCGCAGACTTTGTCATTACCTTTGATAATCTTGCCATCTAATTCCACAAGACAGAGCATTGTCCCTGGCGCATAGTACACGGCATCGGCGACGTGCTCTGACGCATGCAGCCCTCGCGCGCAAAGTTCAATTTGACCGTCAACCGACAGCCATTCGCCGTCTGCGGGTATTGGCGAACCGTCGCGAAGAGTTGAGGAAACGAAATGGTAATACCTTTTGTTCATTCGATTAAGCTCCGTGGATAAGTGTGTACGCCGCAATCAGCGCCCAGCAAACGGCGATGATGAGTGCGGCTGATTCAAAGCGGGTAAAGGCGCCGAAGGATAGCGTTGTGGTAGGCCGGCGGGGTCTCATGATTTGCTCTCAACGTAGACGTACGGATTTACGTCTATCTTTGTGAATACCCAATAATAGTCGTGGCCAAATACGCCGCCGCACATTCCGCCGTGTGTTGAGAACCCCCAATTAAGCTGGCGCAATAGCTCTTTGCACGCCGCTTTGTGGTTGTCGGCGATATCGAGCGCGTGATCGTAGCTAACGTAAATCGTCTTGGCTTCGCATTTAGCTTGTATGCGCGATCCTCGCGTGTTGCCGACTGGAATGTAGCGCGTCCTGATTGCTTGGCTCATGATGTCCATTCTCCCGTGTACGTGCGTTTCAAGATTGTCCCGCCAGACTTAAACCAATAATCCCAGAAAAAGCGCTGAGCGGATTCGGGTGTGTGCTCGATGACGTTCATGATTGCGCCTCCGGTATGAATTCCTGTAACCACTTTAGAAACCGAGTGAATGTTCCGGATTCAAGTTCGCGCTCAGTGCAATACCACTCCTCTGGGCATGTATCGTCCAGCGTCTCTAGGTATTCGCTAATCTTAGCGGCAAGTTCTTTGATCTCCTTGCGCATCTCAGCCAACCATAAAACATCGGCTGATCGCTTTGCAGCGCTCAATTCGTTTAATTCCGCGCTGTGGTATGGCTTGCTCGAATAGCGCATCTCACAGGCTTTCTTGACTCCGTAGACTCGGATCAGTTCAGCCTGAAACGCTTCGTCTGCGGCCTTAGCAGCTTCGTACAGCGCAAAGTTCCTCATGATTTGACTCCAAGTAGGCGCGCAATGCGCTTGCCGCTAGCGCGCGTTACGTTCGGCGGAATGTGCAACGTGCGGTTTTCATATGCGCCAGTACGGAACTCCATACCGTTGTAAATGGTCACGGCGCAATGGTCGCCCTCGATTGCCTGCACACCGTCTACTTGCGACGTGCGCGTATCGTTAACTTCGCTGACCGCTTCGCGCAGTGTCAAGTCAGTAACGCAATCTGATTGTGATTCGTCACACTCACCATGCTCGGCGGATTCTTGCGTGACGATTTGGTGTGTTACGGTAAAGCGATACTTACTCATGATTGCACCCCACACGCGGCCAAGAATCGGGCGCGATCGAAGCGCGGGTTTGTGGTGGCTAGCGCATCGGCAAGCGCGTACACGACATTATACCAAGCAGTATTTAGTGCGGAAGGTTTGCATCTTGCGAGTGCAGCGGCGATTAGTTCAAAGTCTTTCTTGGTCATGCTCAATACTCCTAGTGGGTTTGGGTCTGATCAGTAGCTTGTGCTACATGCGGGTAAGGTAGCGCCGCATGCAGCACAAGTCAAGCGAAAGATAGATGAAATTATTTCACCCTAGCAATGGGTCGTGTTGCACTGCAATATCCGATTCGCTTGATGCTGCATTGCGATTAAGCATCGAGTTCGGTATCTCACCCTCATGGTAGGCTTTAATCATGCGTCCAGATACCAGGCACCAAATAGGCTCGCCAGTCGCTTTGAGCCATTGCATTAGATCAGGAGCTGCGTGTACTTCATCGGCCTGCTGCTGGTATGTGGCTTTAGTCTCTTCCCATGTCTCCAGTTCAGTGAGGATTCGATAATATTGCGTCTTGGATATCCCATAGGCATCAAGCACCGGCGCTAATGGCGGCGGCGGATCGTCGCGCATCTTGCATCGAATGCGCCGCGCTTGCGTGCGTCGCTCAATGGAATTCAAGTTTACTCGGTGCGAAGTGTATCGTTTCCCAGTCATGTCAGTCATATCAATCTCCTAGTTTAGAACGTCACACAATACCAAATGTCACAGAGTAACGCAAATAAATGCTGATTTGGGGCGTTGGTGCTTTGAGGGGTTTGGCGAGATATTTTAAAGTACCAAAATTCACGATGTTATTCTTTAATATAATCAGCAGCTTGCAGACCGTTGGGGCGTTGGCACTCACGGCACTGCGAAAAGTGCTATCAGCCTTATATAGCCCCTATCAGTCGCACGCGCATACACGCACGCGCATGCGCGCACCCGTATACGCGTAGTTCTTTATATTAAAGAACCAAAACACCAACGCCCCAAATAGCAAAAAGTCGCAAGCAAATCATATGGTTATACGCGTGTACTTTTGGTACTGTACCAATAGTGCCAGTCGCACCAACGCCCCATCGAGCAATTAGCCGTCTGCTTTGCGTATTTGCCCGCTCGCAGCTAGCCGACCGCTGATCAGGCCGCCAGGGCTGGCATGCGTGCGGCATAGAGCGCGGCGCTGACGGCCCATCGCATTGAGCCGGTCGCATTACGCGAGACGCGGAGAGGGTAGGGGGAGCCCTTTTGGAGGCTCATGTTGCGAGCAGCGAGCGGGGGCTTTGTTGCAAGTCCAACGCGAGGGACCCAAAGCGACTAGCCTTTAGCGAACCGGCCAGGTGCGACTTGCGTCCTTAGTGCCCAGGCACTATGCTCTCCGCCATGCGCACACTGTTTCTCGTCGTCCTCGCCTTCGCCGCCGGGTTCTATGCCGACCGCTGGCAGCACCGGCCGATTGTCATTCAGCTAAAACCTGCCGCCCACCGGGTAATTGCTCCAGAGGGACCCAATCCACCTGTGTATTGGAAGGACGGGGGTGGGCGGTTGTCGCAAAGCAATCTGCCTTGCGTTCAGTCGATTATTTTATGCTGGTGGACGACGTGAAGTACATTCCGCTCTTGGTCCTGATCCAATTGGTCAACCTGGTGCTCTTGCCGATCGGCTGGTTAGTGTGCCTCTCACCGCAACTAGCGAAAGCATCGTGGATATTCTGGAATGATGACGACGGCGTGAACGGCCGTACCACATGGTGGGGTCAGTATTGCTGGTTGGGGTGGCGTAACCCTGTTTCGAACCTTCGGCATATCCCTGGCGTCTCAGGCGTAGGCCGACCGCTCTGGCTGAAGTCCTTCACGATTCGCGGTAAGCCTTATCACATCATGGCGGGGTGGCTCGGCAGCACTGGGTATCCTGTGTTCCAACCCTTACCAACATCGGGTGAATGGTGAAACTGTTCAGGTCAATCGACAACCTAGCGCGCGAGCACACGGAGCGAGCGGTTAGGACCATTACCGAAATCATGGACAACCCATTCTCGGAGGATCGCGATCGGCTGAAAGCGGCCGAGCAAATCCTCGATCGGGGACACGGCAAACCGCTAACGGCGACGATCCAAGTCCCGGCCAACCGCGCGCAGGCGGCGTTGCTGGCGGCGATGAGCGATGAGGAACTACTAAATGCGATTAGTCAGGCGCAGCTCCCGCGACTAAACGCACCAAGGGATTTCATTGACGTAGTTGCAGAGCAGCTAGACCCCATACTACGATAGACGCCCCTGATAGGAGCCTCACAATGCGTTATTGCGATGAACAGTTAGTCCATGAATTAACATGGGCGGCCGAAGCGGTGATCAATATGCTCTCGCGCGAAAATGTTTTAATCCCAATTTCATCTATCCACAGTATAAACGAACTTAAGCGATGGATCGACGCCACACGAAGTGAATGGGCCGTGCAAGACGACGATACCGCTAAGTCAGTTGAATGAACGATCTCCCGCCTGAACAAGCCGCCGGAGAATTGCTCCGGCGGCAACGAGCCCGCGCCTCACTTGTAGAATTTTCACAGAGCATAGAAATCCCAGGGGTGCCGCTCGTCGATATCAAGGACGATGACTTGACGACGGAGACGACCTACGCGCCCGTCGAGTCGCGAATTGCGAAGCACCATTTGCTTTTACTTCAAGCTTTGCAGCGCTGTGTGGAAACGCCGCGCGGTAGACTTTTGGTACACATGCCGCCGGGATCGGCCAAGAGCACGTACGCTAGCGTCGTTATGCCTGCTTGGGCAATGGGGCGCCAGAAGAACACCCAGATAATTCTCGCCTCGTACGGCACGTCGATAGCGGCTAAGCAGAGTCGCAAAGTGCGAGCGATTATGCGCGATCCGCGCTATACCAGCATTTGGCCTGAGAAGCCGATCCTACTCGATGACCAGCGCGCGGTAGACGACTGGCAATTGACGAACGGAAGTAGCATGATGGCCGCAGGCTTGCTTGCGGGTATTACCGGCAATCGCGCAGACGGCATCATTATCGATGATCCCGTAGCCAACCGCGAGCAAGCCGACTCTCCGACGATTCGCGAGAAGACGTACAACGAATATATTGACACAGCGATGACCAGAGCCAAACCTCGAATGTGGGTGGTAATTATTATGACCAGATGGTCGGAGTCCGACCTAGCCGGCATGATTTTACCGGAGAACTATTCTGGGGAATCCGGTCTAATAAAATGTCGAGACGGACAGACTTGGGAAGTGCTTTCTGTGCCTGCCGAAGCAGAGCGAGAGGACGACCCTCTAGGACGAAAAGTAGGTGAATTTTTATGGCCTGAGTGGTTTAGCAGAGAGCATTGGAGCACCTGGCGAGATAATCCGCGAGCTGCCCGCACATGGTCTGCTTTGTATCAGCAAAGACCAGCACCATTCGCCGGCCTACATTTTTCGAGAGAAATGTTTAAGCGGTTCGATTTGGATTTACCTAGGGTAGATGCATGACCATAGAACCATACGAGGGACTAGATGCGTTGCCGAAGTCTCTTCGTTTTTACGGGGCTTCAGATTACGCCGTGATGGCCGCACGCGCAGGAAAGACCGAACCTGATCGCACAGAGCACGGTATAGTCGGTCTAGATAATCGTGGTCATATGTGGGTGACTGATTGGTGGACCGGCCAAGTTGAGACTGACCAAAGTATAGAGGCGTTCATAAAACTAGTGCGGCTTTGGAAACCGGTCGTCCGTTGGTTTAATGAGGGGGGACTCATCGACAAAGCCGTGTCGCCAGCGATCAGGAAGCGGATGCAAGAGACGCAGACATTCGTCGCTATTGAGCAATTACCATCCCTCAGCGATAAAGCGATCAAACTCCAGTCCTTCCATGCACGAGTCACGGCCGGCACGGTTCACGTCCCTATACGACGCGCATGGGCTGAAGATTTAATCGATCAACTAATCCGGTTCCCGGCGGGACGCTGGGATGATAAATGCGACGTAATGGGGCTTCTGGGCCGCGGAATAGATCAGATGACGGACGCCCGCTTGCCAGCCGAGACGCACAGACCTATACTGGTGCCCTTCACGGAAGCTTGGCTGACTTACAACGATAAGGCCGACAAGCCGAAAGTTAGGTTTTTCAGTTAGGAGATTCACGCAGTGGCACAAGTTAATTCGACTCCCGGCGTTCCGCCGACGCTTCCGACCGTTCCTTCGAACATGAACGAAGTCGGTACCGATGCGCCGAAAGCGTTTGCCAAGGCAACGATCGTTCCCGCCGCGGAATCCCATACGGGCTCGAAGCAGAAAATATGACGCAAGTCAGCAGTTCGCCAGGGGTGCCTAAGTCACTCCCGACGGTGACTGCCAGCTCCGCAACGCCGATCATGGCGGGTACTACGTCGGTATCCACGCAGAGTAACGTCTATCCCACAGTGCTAGTCGAACAAGGCGTCGCGGTGCCATTCAACAGTTATACCCCGATCCAACTACCAACTAATACAGGGTTCCCGATATGATTCATAGTCGCCCCGGCTTTGCACCACGAACATCGGACGAAGAGTGTGCCAAGTTGCAACCGGACATGGTGCCGGCGATCAATCGGCACAATCAGCCGGAGACCACGAATCTAAAGACCGCGACTGTTCAGCATATGCAGGCGCAGGCGGAAGCCGCTTTGAAGCGCATGAAGGAAGGCGCAAGTCCCAACGTGCTGGTGAACCCGAATCCCAGCGCCACGCCAGTCATGACTTCGCCGCATAAGGATTAAGCGTGTCAACCTCCGGCGCCTCCAATGGTCCTGCGACTCCCGGCGGCATGGCCGGCATCCTCACTGACCCTAGACAGTCGACCGAGGGTAAGGACGGCGGCGATTATGACGAGCCGGATGACGACAAGGAAGCTAGCGAAGCGGAAATTGCTCAAGTCGCCAAACTATGGAAGGAATACGATGATGCGCGCAAGTTTGATGAGAACTTTCGTAAACAGATTGCTATTGATCGTCGCTATGCTGCTGGCACATCGGACCTCGCATGGGCCGTCACCACGAATTTAATTGGAGCATTCATCGATATTCTGGTTGCATTGCTCTATGCCCGAAACCCCGATGTATCGGTGCGAAAGTCACCACAGGTAGACGAGTCCAATACGTACCAGATGCAGATTTTTGCCCGTACTATGGAAATCGTTATCTCTTCCCTCTGGAAGAAAGCAAACCTCAAGAAGTTCGCGCGCAAAGGTGTCCGTTCGGTGCTGTCGAATGGTGAGGGATGGTTCAAGGCCACGATGGTCTCGGATAAACGACCGCAACCCGAAGTGGAATCGGCGCTAAACGATGCGCAGGAAACGCTCGCGCGCATTCAGGCACAGCAGAAGTTGCTAGAGGACCCGCAGGATCAAGACCCGGAGACGATCGAAGCGGAAAAAACCGAGAAGGAAGCCCTGATCGAGGAACTGCAAGAGAAGTTGGAACTCGCGGTCAACCGGATGTTCATCATCGACTTCGTCAAGACGGAGAACATGCAGGTTTCGACCGATATCGAGTCCATCGAGGACTACCTTGACGCTGATTGGATTGGTAACGAAGTCTACTACTCGAAAGAGAAGGCACTCGCGCAGTTCCCGCGCCTCTCCGTTGAGGACATGAAAGGCGCGAAGGTTTACTTTCAGCGGGCACCGAAGGAACTGACGACTCGCGAAGTCGATAACGTATTACCACAGGGAATGCTAACCGCCGAGAGCGCGCAGTCGTTCACCTCGCAGACGAGTACGACCGAAACACCGTCCTTCGTGCGCTGTGTTGAGATTTGGGATCGCACGGATAAGCAAATTCGCACACTCATCGATGGAGTCAAGAAATGGGCCAAGGAACCGTATCCGCCTCCCTATCCGACGAGCAGATTCTTCCCTTACTTCTATTTCGCTTTCTACGAAGTGGATGGTCAACGGCATGCCCAGAGTTTGTCATGGCGTCTCTACAAGCTGCAAGACGAGTACAGCGCGACGCGAAGCAATTTCAGGATTACCCGCGAGCGATCTATCCCTGGCGTGCTATTTAACGCAGCGATGCTTGACGATCGAGAGGCTAAGAACCTCACCGAATCGAAGCATCAAGAATACACGGGACTGCGACCCAGTGATCCCAGCCTGCCGCTCGCTAATCTCTTTGCGCCGAAACCCGTCGCGTCAATCGACATGAGGCTTTATGACCCGTCGCTCATCCTCAATGATATGGAACGAATATCAGGCGTTCAGGAAGCTTTGTCGGCAGCACTTAGCCAGCCGGGAAATCCTAAAACGGCTACCGAAGCCAACATCCAGCAGTCAGGTACGCAAGCTCGCACGACTTCCGATCGGGATAACCTCGAAGGACTACTCACGGATCTAGCGCAATACACCGCAGAACAATCACTCCAGTGTCTGAGCACCAAGGACGTACAGCGACTCGCCGGCCCGAAAGCCTTTTGGCCGACCGGAATGGATATCGAGGACCTGTTTACGATGGTGGAAATCGTCATCGAGGCGGGTTCTACGGGCAAACCGCGGCAGCAGACGGATATGCAGGCGTGGTCTACGCTCCTACCACTCATTCAGAATCAATTGAAGGAAATCGAACAAGCGATGGCAAGCGGCAATATGCCGATGGCGAATGCACTCATTGAATTGGTCAAAGAGACGATGCTTCGGCTTGGCGATGAAAGCGATGTCGAGCGGTTCATCCCGCGACAGCCGCCACCAGGCAGTCCAGGAGCCGGCGGGCCGCCGCCGCCTATCCAGCCGCAAGTCAGTATCAGCCTTAAAGGTACGCTCACTACAGCAACCTCCGAAGCGATGGCGCAACCTGTGCTCACGCGCGATGTTGCTAGCGCGCCTCCACCCCAAACTCCGCCGCCAGGTGCCGCCCCGGCTCCTGCACTATCTGCACCACTGAGCCCTGCGGCTCCGGCGCCGGGCGGCGGACCTTGATTTAATACAACGTGATAGGAACCCCTAAAAATGGCTGAACAGACTGTGATGGACGCGGTGAACGCTGCACTGGGCGGTGAGACGCCAGAACCCGAAGAGGAAATTACTCCGGCAGAGGAAACTCCTGCCGAAGAGGAAATCACTCCGGCGGAGGAAACCCCTGCGGAAGACGAATCGCCGGCCGAGGAGTCTCCCGCGGAAGAGACCGAAGAGGAAGCCGAAGCGCGCGGTGCCGAACGCGATCCGGTTACGGGCAAATTCGTCAAGAAGGCGGAAGAGAAGCCGGTCGAAGAGGAAAAGCCGAAGCCTGCGGAAAAGGCAAAAGTCGAACCTCCGAAGAAAGACCCGATCAACGACCCGATTCCGGAGAACCTGAAGAAAGACACTTCAGAGCGCATCCGATCGCTGATTGATATTGCCAAGAACGTCACGCAAGAGCGCGATAAAGCGAAGCAGGACTTCGATTACATGGTGCAAGGCGTTCAGGCGACCGGTACTAGCCCTGAGCAATATGGGGAGACCTTAAGCTGGCTAGCGCTCTTTAACAGTAATGACCCGAAGCAACAGGAGAAGGCCCTTGAACTCGTTGAAAACGTCGCTGAACGCCTTGCAATGTTACTGGGCAAAGAACGTACCGTTGGCGACCCGTTATCGGCACATGCTGATCTCAAAGACGCTGTTGCTAAAGGTCAAATCACAGCGCAGTACGCCAAGGAAATCGCAAGGACCCGAAACGGACAGCAATTCCGAACTGAGCTCACGACTCAAGCGACAACTCAGCAGCAACAGCAGCAAGCACAGGCCCAGGAACTCGCGACCGCGCGCACGGACCTGAGCACTCTGGAACAAACGCTGATGGGTAGCGACCCGGACTACGCCGCGAAGAAAGCAATCCTCGTTCCGGCGCTAAAACCCGTATTTGCCGCCATTCCGCCGTCGCAATGGAAGATGAAGTTCATGGAGGCGTACAAAGCAATCAACTTACCGAAAGCCGCGCCTAGGGCAGGGGTCAAAGGTACACCCGCCAACCAACCGCTCCGCGCTAAGCAGCCGGCCGGCGGGCAGGCCAAGGCGCCCAGCAGTGGGCTTGAGGCAATTAACGCAGCGCTAGCGGGGATGGGCAAATGAAACATTACGAATTGCTTCGGATGTGCGCCGATAAACTTGAGAAGTATCCTGACCAAGTTCAGTTTCACGATCTAATTCTTGTTCACCCACACCATTGTGGACGATTCCCTTTTTCTGGCGGAGGAACCGAAAAGCTCAACGAAACTCAAGAGACATCGGCTTATAGCGTACCGATTCAGCGAATTCTCGCCGGGCTTGCTCGCGGCTTAAAGGAGTTAGCGAAATGACAGACTTCAGCAAAGTCTTAATTGCCACGCCGATACGCGGTAACCAGACCGTCACGCTCTATACCGCGGGGCTCCTGCAATCGACTGGGCTGCACGGCGGGTGGCTTCCTATGGCTGGACAGAGCGACATCTACGTCGCTCGCAATGTCCTCGCCAATGAGTTCCTACAGCGCACCGATTATACGACACTGGTCATGATCGATAGCGATATCGGATTCACTCGGCAACATCTGCAAGACCTGATCGAATCGCAAGAAGCCTTCGTAAGTGGCTTGTACACCGATAAATGTCAACCCCCGATGCCATTTTGCCGCGACGTAGACGGCAAGCCCGTGCCGCTGGAGGACATACCCGCACAAGGCATGTTGAAAGCCCGCTTTCTGCCAGGCGGGTTCCTCAAGGTGGATCGCTCAGTGCTTGAAGCCATCATCGAGCAAAAACTTGTGGCGTCCTACGGCGGCGGCAAGTTCCACCATTTCTACAACGGCCGCATCGTGTTCGATAACCTCTTGTCCGAGGATTATTCGTTCTCCGACTTGGTCTATCAGGCAGGTTTCCAGCCGTGGATCAATTGCGGGATTCGCTTGAACCATGACGGTAGGACGCTAGATCCACAACCCGCGCAGATCAAGACGGATACGCTATGAGCGCCCGAGAAGCATTTGACTTGCGCAACCGATTTTGTCGGCGCAATGTTATGAACCACAGGCGCGATTGGTCTAAGATATGGTTTTGGCGCATGGTAATCAGTGACACTTGGCAGAGGGTGTGTTCATGAAGCAACTCTCAATCTGCATTCCCACGTACAACCGCGATACGTTCTTGCAATGGACGCTTGAGAAAACACAAAAGGATTTCCCTGAAGCCAAAATAATTCTGTCAGATAATGGGAAATCGACGGTTCCGATGAGCGGAGTCCGCTACATCCGCCAAGCAACCAACATCGGCGCCTTTCCCAACATGCGAGCGGCGTTGCTCGCGGCGTCTACCAAGTACTGCATGTTCCTGGGCGATGATGACTACCTGCTACCAGATGAGGTACAGAAGGGTATCGACTTCCTAGAATCACATCCCGAAGTCCTCGTCTACTATGCACCTTGCCAGCTCTATGATGAAGTCAACCAGAAACCCGCATGGGACGCGTTCTACGTCGCGGAGGATGAGACCTTCACGCACGCCGACAAACTGTGGAACTTCGTGATGCATAAGCATGTTTGGGCGGAGCACGCCATCTACCGGCGCCAAGGACTGCAAGACATCCTCCAGCCGCGGGGTGGCGCCTACTGGTGCTTTGTCGATTTGGCTAATGCTGCGGTGCGCGGCCCTGTGCATTTCGCAAAGACTCCGTTCTACCGCAATATCACCCAGCACCCGATCGGCGGTCGGGTGAAATTGGGCGACCAGCAGTGCCTGACCGATTTTGACTCCTATCGTTGGGGATTGGAGACACTGGCCCACGATATTTTCAAAGCGCATCTGAATGATGTAGACTTGAAGCGCAACATTGAAGGCATGATCCGCCAGTTTATTTGGACGCGCTACGAAGTCGCCGCGCGAATCTTGAATGCGCAAGGCCGCATCGTTGAGGCGGCGGCATTGACTAAGCGGATGGAATTAACGAGGTATTGATCTTGGCACACACCATTGTCATGGTCCCAGAAGGCCACACCGTACAGGTTCACCCTCCGGGAGTGATCCCGCAGCCGGGCATTCCGCCGCAGCCACAGGGCGTAGTGGGTGATCCGATGGCGAGCGGCGGCAAAGCCGCGATGGACGCCGTCATGCCGCCGGAACCCAAGAAAGAATCTCCGAAGCCGAAACCAAAGGCTAAGAAGCCAGAACCGAAACCCAAGAAGGAATGACATGTCAAATCCAGTTCAGTTTACGTGGGTAGACCCTACGACCAATACCGACGGCTCTGCGCTTACCGCAGGTGAAGTCACCGGCTACACCATCGGCGTTCGCGATACGACCGCCGCGGGATCGGCCGCGGGGACTTACCCGATGCTGACTCCGATCACTGACGCAGCGGCAACCAGCGAAGCGCTGTCGGCTCTGACGACCTTGCTCGTGCCGGGGAGTTATGCCGCAGCGATTCGTGTGGCCGGCCCTGTGCCGTCCGCATGGAGCGTTGAGACGACCTTCGCGATCACTCCGCCGACCCCGAACGCGCCGACTGCTTTTACCGCTGTCTAATAGCGTGGTTGGCCTGGCTATTAGGCTTGCGGGGAAGGCCGGTGTGTCGTTTCTAGGAAAGCGGTTCCGAAAGCGGAACCGCTTCCTTACCGGCTAGTATCCGCTCTACATTTCGCCGATGGTGGTTGTTCTTCGGCCCAAGGCGCGCGGCAAGTCGCTCGGACTGCGGAAAGATAAAATTGATCGGCATGTAAGGGAAATCATTCGGAGCGAGTTCCCGGCTTAGCCGCAACTCTAAGCAGCCAATACACAATATTCCCTCGCCGCCTTCGGCTTTCTTCCACACATCATCGGTGACGGCATAAAACTCATTGCCGACTGTTGGCGCGGTATTCATGCCGCAGTCTTTGCATGTAAACATTTTGATATCATCGGGGCTCATTTGTTTCTCTCCTCTGCTCGTTCTAAGTAACGGACGCCTTGCTTCATGCCTTCAAGAGTGTCACCAAAATATCCGAATCCGCGATTGCACTTGTTGCAGAGCCAACCACGGAACTTGCCGGTGACGTGGCAATGATCGAGATGGGTATCAAATGTGCTCTTAAACGGCCGAGTACAGTTTTCGCACGCTGCGGGCGCGGGATAAGGCGCTTCTGGCACACCATCCTTTTTTCGGCGCCATAGTAAATTCTTGAGGCGGCACCGTTCAGGATTTTTCTTTTGCCATTCGAGACTGCGGCGGTTCCCCTCTCCGGGATTGCGATCTGCCCATCGCTTTGTCGCAGCGTGGGCGCATGGGACACATGTTCCAGTCAAATGACGTTTTGCCAAATGCCCTTTAGAACAAGGCCGTCCTGTGAAGTAATGTTTAAAGCCACGAAGCTTGGCTTCGGCGCGCGTAAGGGGGAGTTCATTAATATTCATTGGTATACTATACTACATACCGAAGTTGCAGACAAGCGCGATTCGTCATATCCTACGCAAGACTTAGCACGCTCTGGCGTCCAATACTGACCACCGATCGCCTTGTGGTTGGGTTCTTGATGGCAAGGACTCTCGTGCAGAGGGCCGCAATCCTCTGAGAGTTTTATGCGAAGCCGAAAGGTTTTTCATTCAACTTACACGAGGTATTTGCAACCATTCCTTTCACTAGCGAACAACTCCAGTACGCGGGTAACGCCGCAATTAACTACTTCCTCCGGAACGATCCGGTGGATCAAGTGAACGTGGCCCGACCACTTATCAAGCGTTTGATGGAGGAAAAGAAACCGTACGTCGGTGGTTTACAACAGGTCATTGAACAACTCCGTTATAGTAACGATTCGAATTTCCAATCGTACTTCGGCGATACGCAGGTTACCTACAATCGCAAGCGCACATTGCAACAGGCAAAGTACACTTGGGGCTCGTTCCATGACGGCTTCGGACTGAACGAAGACGAACTGGCGCAGAACGGTATCGTGATGACCGACGACAAGTCGAGCGTCCCGACCGAAGCAGAGAAGGTGCAACTCACTAATCTGCTTCAAGAAAACACGGAAACCCTAAAGCTGGGTTTTCAGGAAAATTTTGACTACATGCTGCACCGAGACGGTACACAGTCAGTCACCAACATCCCAGGTTTGGACTTGCTCGTATCCACCACACCGACCGTTTCACAGGTCGTGGGCGGACTCGATCAGTCGATCTACACCTGGTGGCAGAACACGGCGATTACCGGCATTGCTTCGACCTCGGGCACTCTGACGCAGCAAATGGAAATCGCGTGGCGCGATTGCACTCGGTACGGTGGACTCGCGCCGAACTACATTCTCTGCGGCGAACTCTTCCTCGATGCCTACCGGTTGGATGCGAAGAACACCATCAACCGCACGGTGTACATGAAGGACGATGCGAAGCCGACGAAGCTCGATGGCTCCGTGGGTGAAGGCATCCGCACGGGACTTTACTTCAAGAATGTTGAACTTTTGTGGGACCCTGTGATGACGGTACTCGACGGCCTGGATTCGCCGACCATTCCTTGGGAGAAGCGCTGCTACTTCTTGAACACTAAGTTCCTGAAGCTGCGTCCGATCCAGGGTCACTGGTTGGTCAATCGCACCCCGCCGCGCGTGTATGACCGTTACGTCCATTACTTCGCGCTGACGGCGAAAGCGGCACTCACCACCGGCAAGCGCAATGCGCATGCTGTTCTCTCCATCGCGTAACCCATAGGAAATCACGAACATGCAAGTCTTAATTACTACGGGCACGACCGCTGGAACTGCACCGATCTATCTGCCTTACGGCGTCGCGCCTGTCCCGTTCGGCGACCCGTTGGCGTGTACCCTGACCTATGCTACCCCGACGGTGGTTACGGTTCCTGGATACAATCCGACAAATGGCGACGCGGTTTCGTTCTCTGTCGCAGGCACTCAGAGCGGGTTTCTGTCCAGCTTGGCGGGATTGACTTCAATCTCGATGCAATTGAACACGACCTACTACGTCTCTTCGGCTTCGGGTCAGACCTTCACACTCTCCACTCAGAAGGCGTCGGCCGCGACTCCTGCTGGCGTGCTGAGCAGCCTTTTGGTCACTGCCCAGGTCGGTCAGCCGTTCGTTCACTTGCTCTCGAACCAGCCGGATGGGACCTTGGTCCCGTTCGAGTCGGGCGGCACGGTGCTTGCGATGAACGGCGGGGCGATTGCCGGTACCGGCACGTTAGTCGGCGATATCACGCTCTTTGGTGCATCGGACAAGAGCACCACGCTCTCAACCGGCACCTTTGGCGCGCCGCTGGGTCCGAATACCTTCGCGGTCATTGCAACGATTGGTTTCGGACGGCCGAAACTCGTCACCCTGAGCAACGACTGGATCGTGGCTTCGGGCTCGACTTCGACGCTGATTTTGATCCAAAACTAAAGGAGGGCTCCATTGCGATACGAAAGAGTGAAGATTTCTCGTGACACCAACACGGTGCATAACCGTGCGGTTCCGCCTTGGGAAATCCCCGTTCTCGAATTTTTGTTCGATCCGGGGAACATCACGACGCTCGATGAGTTCGAGGAAGTAGCCGGCGAATACCCGGATGCAACCACCGAATTGCAGCGGCTGGAAAAGGTTTATGGTTCGGACCCGAAGAGTGGCATCCCGCATGCTCTGTCGGTGTTCGGAGCCGGCCGAAAGGGCGTGACGGAACTTCGGAAGTTGATCGATGGTGCGAAGACGGAAGATCAGATTGCTTCTAAGCGGCCGAAGCCCGCCGCGGTGAAGAAGTCTCGTCGCGTGGCCTATGAGCCCGCGAGCGATAGTCTATTGGGTTGAGGGGGCTCCTATCGCGGCTTAGCGATAGTTTACGGCCCTGGTGTTAAAGCCAGGGCCGCTTTTGTTTAAGGAGTTGAAATGGGCGTTGTTGTCGGCGGTCAGGGCGATCTCATCAATCCACTTGCCTGGCAAGATGCGATCGGCAACGTCCCCCCGTTTCAGTACCAGAACCTACCGCCGAACGTCAGTCCGCTCAACGGTG